CCTGCACGTAGCTCCCGCTCAGCGTCACCTTGTGAATATAGACCGTAGCCCGCTCTCCAGCTTGAACATCTTGAACAGCCATTGTGTTTGCCATTTTGTTTTTTCTCCTGTTGTTTTTAGTTTGTGATTTCCAGTCTTTGAGGCGCAAATTGGTGCGGATGGACGCGAATCAGAAGGCAATTGGTAATTGAAAACAGGGTGATGTGGTCAAAAGAGGTTTTGCTTTTGCTGTTGCTCTTGACGTTAGAGTCAATGCCTTTCTGCGTGCGTGAAGTGGGTTTCAGCTAGCAGCTAGGAGCTAGAAGCTGCTTTCTATGAACCGTTGTCTATCTCTGCATTGTCGGAGGTTTAGGCATTTGTCTCTGTGTCATCCGTCCAACCCGGCGAATCTTGGCCTGGTCTTTGCGGGTGAGATATTGCATCACGTCGTCTACGGCATTGTCCTGCAGCAACGTGTAAGCTTGCGCCCACGCCTGGTTGCCGCGGACGGCGCCCACCAGCGCCGCCGCTCCGTAAGCCAGCGCGTGTCCGAAGTTCTTGGTTACGGCAATTGCATCGGAGTCGGTGGTTAACGCCGCAAAAAGAAAGTCGCCTCGAATGCGAACGTCCACATTGAGCGTGCAGGGCGTAAAGTAAATTACGCCGGCGCGCCATTCCCAGTCATCAACAAGCTGGTCCGGAATTACGTCCTTCACCTTGTCCACCAGGGACGCTGGCTTGTAATTGGTAGGATCAAGTCCAGCCTGTTTCCACTCGAACTGGAGCGGCTGGATCATCAACTCTAGTGGCTGGCCCGGCAGCGCATAAGCTGAGAGGTTTGGCGTCTGCGCCGGAACATTGAGAATTTCCGTCACTCCTCGCTCAAATTCCGCCCCTGTGGAAAGCATGCGGTTATAGAGCTCCTCATATTTCTGGTTGATCAGCGGCAACAGAAATGCATCGGTCGCATAGCTGGCGTCTGGATCATCCACCAGAGAACGAATTCGGGACTTAACAGTTCCTAAATCCATTTGACCTCACGAATGGTTTGCAGCAGGGCACGACCTTGGGTTGTGTCGGATAAATTCAGTAGAGTCTGTAGGCTTAAGCCAAGACCCTCGATAGGTCCCATATGAAGCGAGCAGGTTTTTGGGACCTGACGCTATTCGGCGTCCTTAGGCTTTCGCTCTTCTTCTCCCTGCCTTTTGGCCTTCTCGCGGTCCGCCTTGATCTCATTCGCCTCTTTCCACTCTTCACCGGAAAGACGGTCCATGGAAATATGCCCGTAGTCAATCAGTGTTGCTTTGTACGCTTGCAGCGGATTGTAAACATAGCGGCAGTTCTTACAGATGGATGCTTTCCTGTCTGACACTTCGCCACAGCCGGGACATGGGTCAGGAGCTTGGCCGCTCTCGGAAGCCGCCAGCAGCCATGCTGGTTGCTGTTTTAGAATTTTTTCATGCAGCAAAATTTCCGCGGCTTTGCGATGCAGATCGGTAATGTTCTTGCGCCCCCGGCCACTCGAGTCTCCCCAGTCCGCTTCCGCTTCCTGAACTTTTCTGAGCAGCCATCGATTACGCGCCTTGCGTGCTTCCTCCAATTTATGCCGTAGACCCGGCGTAGTGTCGGGCGCGTGGTCACCTTCGTAGATGATCACGCCACCACATCCCATCTTGGTCAAAAACTCGTTCGTGTAATCCTGCGCCAGGATGGACGGGTCCCACACCATCGGCGTGTAGTTGTCCAGGTTGTCCATTCCGGCGCCTTCGTCCTTGATCGAGTACTGCACCTCCTTGATCACGAAATGGACATAGGGCGATCCAACAGCACACTCCGGCACCTGCGTTCCATCCGGTTTGGCCAGATGGCTATGCAACACTCCATTTACGTTCAGCGGAAATGGCATCATGTTGATGACGCTCCACGGCTTGGGATTGAGCCTGGCCATGAGGGCTGCTGTTTCATTCCGTTTCTGGTGCATCCGGCGAACGCCCTCGCCATAACCTTCCGGCGAGAATACTTTATCGAATGTTCCACCCATTTCTCGCTGCTGTTTTGCCGCTTGTGCGTTCCACTCCTGCTCCGTCGGCGTTTTGATTGCTATATTTGCAAGATCTTGCAGACCGGCTTCTGACATGAATTAACTCCTTCTCAATTGAATGACTTCTGACTTTTAAGCTGCTTTTTCTCCCACTGCCTTACGCAAATGGACTCACAATTTCGCCCAAATAGAGCTTATTTGTTTCTTGACGAATGGCTAATGGCCAATTGCTAGTGGCGACCTTTCTGTTCCCCTCACATATGGCCTGTGACTCGTCGCTATCTTTACAATGTGCATGCCCTCAGTACGACAGAGAAATTGCTTTGGGTTTCCAATTTTGGTATTTATGGCAATTTTGGCAATCCCTGCTCAGTCACAAACTTATTCAATCCGGCAAAACCGGTGGCCGGGCTGTGGCCTGTTGCCGCTGGCCTGTTGCCTCTGCCTAGTTTCCAACGTGCTCTCTGATCCTCAGTTTCTCCGCTTTTTCGGTTCTGACCCGGCCGGCTTCCAATGAGGAGCTGAAAAGGTAAGAACATTTATCGCGCATGTATTCATCTGTTAACGTTCGCACGCGTTCTTCTTCTTTTTGCTTTTCGTACTCGGCTGCATTCGCGGCATCTTGGATACGGCTTTCGATCGAGCCGGTGCGCGATTCAAGTCCACGATAGTAAGACGATATAAAGTTGTGCAATTCGGTTTTGGATGGAACCCTATGGATAGGGCCGCCAATCATCTCGTAATCTCCAAACTGCGGAAATGGTCCAAGCTTGGGAGTACCGCTGGAAAGACAATTCTCACGTGCAAACCACTGCGACTTGGAATAGGCAGAGGGTGGGAACCATCGCTGCAGGATCCAACCATCCAAGTGTGGATAACGCCTGCGCTCGACCAACCGGTCTGATTCATCTCGTATCGGCTGATTCTCGTGAGCTCGACCCTCAGCGAAATCAAAGCCACCGCGTTCTGGCAGGGAGAGATTTTCGTCCCAGACTTTCCCGCCGGCAACTTTCCATACTACGTTGCTTGCCAGCACAAGCCTCCACATCGGTTCACCAAACGGCGTCTTGCCGCCAATGGTCAGCAGATAATCTGCGATTTCGGAAGGACACTGTTGGATACCACGAATATCGTTACGAGTCATAAAAATTTTGTAAATGCAAATAGCAATTAGCTCTGGCTTTGCCTATTAAAGTCGTTGGATGGGTCTGCAAAAATTAGTAACCACGAGAATTGATCTTGCGGCTCCGATCGCGTGCAATCATGAGGTACCAGAGATCGCCTGATTCATTTCCATCCGCGCGTATTCGCGGCTAAGTAATCAGGGCCGCCCTCGCGAGCGGCCCGGGTTAGGTCTGGTAAGAGCCAAGGGCTAAGGTCCAATGGCTTCTTTAGTACTGACTACTGCTTCCTAGTTTCCTGCCGGTACTTTGCAGCTCGTGACTGACGACAGGCTCTTCGGATTGTCCACGTAGAACTGGATCGCATCCACCAGATAGCTCTTCTCCACTGCCTGGGGATTCCCGCTGGTAATGTCGTACTGCTGGAATACCGTCTGGCCGCCACGATTTTTGAACCAGAATGGCGGGTTGCCCCATTTCACCTTGCCCCAGGACTTGATGTTCACCAGGTCCCAGCGTGTCTGATCGGCGTGGACGTTATTGATAATTTCGCGGCCATCTATGCTCATCTTCTGAAACAAGCCGTCGAAATTCTTGGCCTTGCCGTCCGTCAGCGGAACGTACTGAAGCTGGAATCCCAATTCTTCATACGCCTGCAACTGTGACGGATGTGTGTGCCAGATTTGTCCCTTCAGTCCTTCTTCTCCCAACGCAACTACAATCTGGTTCTGTGCCAGCCGGAGCAGAGGCAGGGTAATGGAGGCATTAGCTGCGTTCACGCCGTTCGCCACAACATAGTTGTTGCTGCGCGCAATGCCCAGCAGCGTTCCCGTGGTAGACGTAGAGTGAAACACCGGAATGCCATTGATGAATGGATCGTTTCCGGTCGCCAGTCCGTCAACCACAATAATGTCACCGGCAATGGTGCCCGCCGGCACAGCATCCACAGTGATGCTCTGGGTAGAGCCCAAAGTGTTCACAATGCCGGTAATGGTGCAGGCTCCACGATCGGTAACGAAGTTGGAGGTAAACACGTGGACTTTCTGGCCCAGGTGCAACAGCCGCGCACCAAACGGAGTTGAAGCCAGAATAATGGGATTGGCGCCGCCTCCGGCATACGACGCGTCCACCGTCGCCAGCTTTCCATCACCATTGGTTTGCAGGAAGATGTCACGCATGCGTTGGATGTAGATCGCAGCATCGGCAATCGTTTTGCTCACCGGATTGATGGTGGCGACGTCTTTGGGTTCGCCCACCAGATCGGCCAAACGTGTGTACTGGATAGGCACGGCATACGCCAGCGGCGTGACCACGAACTGGTCCCACTGAGAAGACCCGCCGGAAGGCAGAGAGCCGCCATCCAGGTTGATTTTAGAAACTGCTCCCGTGAGTGCCGTCTGAATGCGCACGCGGAAGGATTTTGTGGAAACACGGTTGGAGCGCCCGTTGTCCTTGATGCGGGCATCAAGGCAGTGGGCCGCTTCAACCAGCAGAGGAATGATGTCATTTACATCTTCCAGTTGCAGCGCAATCGCGCTGGATGCAGTAAGTTGAGGCATCGATCTTAAATCCTTTCAAATTAGCTCAGTATCCTTTTGATCCTGGCTTCTTGAAATTTGCGTTGAGTAGTTGTGATTGGAGGAATTGCCAAAATTGAAAAACGGTTATTGGCTTTTGGTTGATTTTGCTTCATTCGCGTGAATTCGCGGCTAAGCTAGGAGCTGGTTTTCCTCAATCTCGCGAATCGTTCAATCACCTGCTGCATGCTTGGCTCGTCGCCAAGTTCATCGCGGAGCTGCGTCTTCGCTGTAGTCAGGATTTGCTCCGGGGTCTGATTTGCCCCATTCAGCGGGGCCGCGCCTCCCACGCTCTTGGGTTCAGAGCGCGTACGCGCGATTTGGCTTTCAATTTTCGCTCTGCGGTCCTCCTGCGCCTTAATGACGGGCTGAGAGGCTTCGCGCAGTACTTGTCGAACAATCGGTCCGGCAATGGCCTGCACATGAGTCATGATGAGATTGAGCCGTTGCTGTCTGGCTTCCTCGCTTGCGGGAAACCGTGACAGTTCGGCCATACGCGACTGGAAAAACCGGTTATTGTTTAGGCCCTCAACAATCGCATTCTCAATTTTTTCTCTGGCAGTCTGCCGGACGAAATCAGAGAGCGCCGTCTTTTCCAGTGCCGGCTGTACCAGTGCATTGATTCGCTCCGAGGCTGCGTCTGCCACGGAATTCTCAAACGCCCGGGTGTTCCTCTCCTGCTGCATGAGTTGCTGACGAGTTAGCTCCTGCTCACGCCGGTTAATGGAGTCAGCAGCGGCTCGCAGGTGCGGTGGGAGTTCATCTGTGGCCGGGAACGATGGTGAAACGTTCTCCCGGATGACATCCAGCGCAGCCACAAGCTCATGGTCGCCCGTTCTTTCCGCGTTTTTCCGGACGAAATCCAGTTGCGAATCAAAAATGTGTTGGTTGACCGAACTCCAGGCGCTGTGCATCCGTGGATTGCCGCTCTGGTCGCGCAGGACATTTCCGGTCTCATCGGTAAGCATGGCCATCTGCGCCCACCGGCTCAAAAACTGCTCCGCGCCTTGTTTGCTGCCGGCGTTCAGGAAGGCGTAGTCCATCCCTGCAAAGGATGCCGCTTGTTCCGCAGCATAGCGAGCAGAATCCAGGTCTGGAAAGATTTCTTTGTAACCCGTTGCTTCAGACGCCAGGCGTGCATTGCGGAACATCGCATTACGCAGAGGCTGATCAGCCTCCAGTGCCTGCTTGAGCGCAGGATTGGCGTTGATCTTGTCATTCAGTCCCTGAGTGGATAGAAACTCCTCTCCCTCCAAATCAAGTTGGTAGCCCGGTACTTCAGTGTCGGGTGAGTCCGCGCCCACGGACGAATTAACGTCCGGCTGTGATTCTCGGCCATCTGTCCCACGCTAGCGACTCCTGATCTCCCGCCTCCAGCCACGCATCTTTATCTTGCTCTCCCGGGACCGCAGCCGCCCCCGCCTGCGCACCGTTTTCGGCTTCCGAACTCTGGACTGCTGACTGTTTCTTATCAATCAGCGCCTGAGCATAATCCTCCAGCGACCCGAAATCCTGCGGGCTGAGTTCAGTGGATTGTCCTGCTGATGAAGTTGCGCCCTCCGGCGCCGAGTTTAAGGCATTGCTTGACGTCGGCGTTGGCTGTGCGGAAGAACTGCTGACAGAGGTGGCTGGGCCTGCGCCGACGGGCAAACCAGAACTTACTTCTGTGGTTACTGCGGTTGTAGCCATACTTGGTAACTCCTTGTGAATAGCAATTAGTAGTTAGTGCTTGGTAGTTAGCTGAAGGCGGGGGAGCCGAAAAGATTAGTGGCGATCACGCTGATCAAAGCGGATCTATACTGATCAATTTCCGCAATCACTGTAGATCATTCAAATCAGTAAGATCAGTGGTTGAGGTTGGTTTTATTCGCGTATTCGCGTATTCGCGTAATTTCGCGGCCGAGTGGGAGACTTTGACTCTAACCGACGTCAGTTCCCGCTTGGGCAAGGCGACTTGCCCGCCTCCCGATGCCGGAACATCCTCGTCTTTACGTGCAGCATCATGGTGTTGAGTACTCTGTTCCCTGGATGGTCCTCATCATCAAGACCCGCGAATTTCTTTCGCGTCGTAAACCGATCAACAAGCAAATAACGGCCGGAACCTGGACAAAATGCGTAAGTGCTTATCTGGTAATGGTGAAAGCTAAAGTGTGTCTCCTCTTCCGGTGGCCGCAACTTCCACACATAGTTGGCAACGGTTATCAACTCTCCATCGGCGATTTCAGCATCATGCCAAAGCCGAAATTGATCCTGCATGCTGACTGCCACCGCAGGCAGTAGGTTGATGAGCTTCCCCCGAGAACTCAACCCTAATACCGCTACAGACTTCCATTCATCGTTGATCCCCACGTAGCGGGCTTCAAACAGGACTGCAGATTGTCCTCCCCCAATCTCTATAAGAGACGCTTGCGGGTCTCGAGCAAAGTTTGTTCGAGCATGGGCAATGTAGCAGGAGGTTGCCTGCTTATTCGCAATGCAAATCTTGGTTGGACGGGTCTCTCCACCAAGTTCGTCGAGGTCCTTCTGCTCACCAGGAAGGACTTGTAGAATCACTTTGTCTTTGGCTCCTACCAGGTTATTGACTTCCATATTGAAAGACTTCCGCCCGTGCCCTGGCGATAGCGCCCTGGGCCAGCTCTCCTGTGCCTCCCCGGTAATTGCCAACCCAGCTTGGCAAAGCAGTATCATCAGGCTAAAGGCCATTGATCCAACGCTTCTCATGGTTTACAAGAATGACTACGCCGACAAGCAGAGCAATTAGTTTGCCATTTTTTGGGGGTAGGTGAGCTAACGGCTGTATGATTTTCGTCACTCAGTAAATTGACTCAAAGATCTTGGCCTGGTTTCGAACTGCGTTTCTGGCTGAGCACAGATTTGATTTTGCCTCGCCGCCTTATTCACGCTCGCGCTCACCCCCCGGCTGAGGTCGAGGGTTGCCAGCGGCGGCTTCGGCATTCTGTCTTGCCGCCGTTTCCACCCCATATTGCACCGCCATCTTGTAATACAGGATCACATTGCGGAAACCGTCTGGATTTTCATCCTTCTTGTCAAAATTCTTCTGCGCCCACTCCCGGACTGTCTTCGTGATGATGTCCATATCATCCAGCTCTTTGTCTGGTTCGATCGACGGTAATTCAATGCTGTTCGCAGGCGCGGGCGCCTGGACTCCAGGCTCGATCACCGACGAAACCGACACTGGTCGTTGTTGCATCAACAGATCAATCGTACGCAATACTTTATTGCGCATATCACGCCCGGGCACCACCAGGCCGGGAACACCTGTCCACGTTGCAATTTGCTCCTGGTTGGTAGGGTCGTCCATGATGGCATTGATATAGGGATTCTTGCCTGATGCGCCAAACTCGATCAGCTTCTCCCAGAAAGCCTTGATCTCCTGCCAGGTCATGGGAAAACTCTGGTCGGTCTCTGGGTAAGCATGAATGTTGCCTTCCATTTCGTCCAGGCGGACATAATTGTTGCGGTACTGGCCACTCTCATCTGTGCTGACGTTGATCCAGTCCTCCGTCATGTTTTCCTGCGCGCACGCAACCGCCACTTCAGCCGCATGCGCATGCTCATCACGAACGTTGTCCCAGAACAAGCTCAGCTTGCCCATGGCCGTGGAGAGCTGTTGCTGCTGTCCTCCCATGGTCTCAATGTGCGGATCTCCGGCCCCGCCAAAAATCTGCGGCGGGGTGCCAGAGATGAGCTGCGCAGTAAAAACCAGTTTGTCCGTATACGTATAGATGTTGGCATCAATCTCCGCTTTCACCTGGACAATCGCATCCTCCAGCCGGTTGCCCATGGCTGAAGCTGCCTGCTTCATCTTCACCGGATTCAGGATGCCCGGCAGCAGCGGCTTGGCATTCAGCGATTCTCCATCAATCAGATTGGAGTTGTAGAGCACCATGCCGGCAGCAATCCGGTCCATATATTCATGGGTAATGTTGGCCACATCGTTGATGCGCTCTTGCAGTGGAATGGCAGCGTCACCCACTGCTGGCGGATATAGCCCGAACGTCTCCTGGATTGTTCCCGCCCACGTCCATTCATCAGTGAGTCTCGCCTCACGCGCTTCCAGGAACAAGTCTCCGACATTCACCAACAGGCAGCCCTTGGGAAAGATTTTCTTGAGCTTTTTAGCTGTCTCCTGGTTCTCAATGTAGTTAAAGGCCCAGGGTTGGATCCACGTGCGTGACAAAGTCGGCATCAAGTCTTGAATAAAATTGGACCGGCTCCCAGACTCCGAATACACCATCTGCCGTGCCATTCGCTCGTTCTGGGCTTCGGCCAGCATTGGCCCCAGCGCCGTCCGCAACGCCTCCCAGTGCTTGGGATAAGAGGCTCGCAGTGACGCAATGTCTACTTCCTCCTCCACATTCAAGATCGGTGTCTCCCGCAAGTTTTTTGCATAGGGCGCCGCGTCCACCATCAGCGCCGAATACAGCGTCATGGCCACCATGCCGTTCGGCATCTCTTGCTGCTCGGTGATTACAGGAACTTCGATTGTCTCCTCTGGGAAAAAATCATTGCCGGAAAAAGGACTTCCGCATGCGCGACAGCGTGGACGACCCCGCTGATCCGCTTTAGAAAGTGTTCCTTGCTCTCTGGATTCTGTTCCACAACGGCGACACGCGAACCTTTGCGGTAACGCCGTGACCTGTTTTAGCTCGACCACTGGCTCTTTGTGCGTTCCTGCCCGGTCGGAATCCACGATGTAGCGCGTGTGACGAAAATACGATCCAGCCATCCAGAGGAATAGCAAGCCTTGTTTATGCAGGCTCTTGACGTGGTTCTGCCGCTCGATGATTTCCTGTACCCGCGATGCCGCTTTCGCTGTGGCAATGTCCTCCTCCCGCTCTGCATTTTCCGGCAGAAATCTGGTCTTGGGCACTTGCGCGGACAATCCAGCTACAAAAGCAAAGCCCAGCATCTGGTAGAAGTTGGTGGCGAACTGGTAGAGGTTCAGATCTTCATTCTCGGAATCGTCGCCGGAGAACGTTGCTTCCAGCGCATCGAACCACTGAAAACTGTCCGGGTCAAAGCTGATGAATTGGTTGCCTTTGAAGAATTCATATGCCTTCAGGACTCTCTTGATGATCATCCGGCGGCGCAAAAACCACGACTGCTTGTATTTCCGCACCAACTCAATCAACTCCCTCTGTTCATCGTCGCTCAATTCAGGATTCGCTGCCGAGGGTGACTGGGCTCCTGACTGCCCGTTTTTTCCTTCCGCCTGGGCATCATCTGCGGTGCGTTCCTGGCCGTGCAGATGATGTGGCCTGGTCATTGCAAGTTTTGAAAGTTGTTCGGATAACATTGGTTTTTGGCTCTTCGCTCGAATTCCTGAAGGGATTCGCGTTCTTA